AATTCTCGATACCTGAGCATGGCCGTGGATGCTTCGGTGCCAGCCGTTGAAGTCATCAGCATCAGTGGCGAGCCACCAGCTGTGCGCACGTTACGAGCCTTCATAGTTGGGCGCAAAGAATGAGCCATAACAGCATCATCCACGTCATAGATTTCATCTACCCAAATCAGGTCAGCCGATAGTCCCATTCCTGCCGATGGTGTTGCTGCCTTAATGAACCAGCGTGAGCCGTCAGGCATTTGCAATTCCATACGGCCATATCCCCACTTGGGTTTAGCGTCAAAATACTGCTCAAGAATTGGGGCAAGAAATTGGTACTGCAAGTTAGCCAGCGGTAACTCATGGGCCGAGCTAATAACGGTCTGGGGCTTGCCGCGTAGTGCAGCAATGCTGGTCAGCCAAGTGCCCACAATCGCCTGACCTAAAACAGTCTTGCCATTTTGACGAGCAACAGTAATAAGCCCGGAACGATTAACAAGATCACCGTCAGCGTCAGACTCAAGCAAGCCCATAGCTGCGTGCACCTGCCAATCCATCAACTCAACCTGCATATATTTACGCGCAAACTCAACCACCAAAGGCGCGTACACAGAAAGCCCAGAAGTGACAGTTTCCAATCTGGGCAAAGTCCTACCAGTTACCGCCACGTCAGACCAGTTCCCGCCAGTCTCGGCCAGTTCGCTGCCACTTGGCGTTATCTTGCGTAAAGGCTTGCTCGGGGTGGATGTTTCCCCCAAAAAAGTCTGATTTTGATTTTGGTTTGGTTTTGCGTTTAGGGCCGCGTTTCGTGCTTGTTGTCTTTGTGCGGTCTTGTTGTTCACATAGATGGCACCGCGTTTGCTGTTGCAGCTTCGGCATGAGGGTACTAGGTTGGCTGTTGAGTCGTCACCGCCAGCGTCGTGTTCGATGAGGTGGTCTGCTTGTGTGGCTTTGTTGCCGCAGCCCCAGTAGCAGTCTGGGTTGCCGTCTAGTATTGCTGCTCTGTTTGTTCGGTATTGCTGGGTTTGTTTCCTGTTGCCTGCCATGTGTGTAATGCTACTAGCGCCCTTGGCTTCGCCTGCGGTTGCTTCCAGTGCAACAGAGAGTTTTAGGTTTGTGTTCCCCACAGTTCAAAGCAAGTAGCTCTTGGTTGCCGGACACGTTAGAGAAGTGGACACCATTCGTATTTATGACGTTTAGACGCTGAACAGTGGCTTACCCCGGCATCAATTCAAGTAAGTCATCACAAGAGGCAAGGCGCACTGCACTACCCACGTTCCCGTGTAAACACCAACAGAGTTCAACTCCCTATGTGGCCTTGGTTGTGATCAGTTGTGTGTTGGCTACTTGCGTAAGCCTTGAATTATGGCTACACCGATGGAGAGTAGCAGGGCATACCACGCCAAGGTCAGCATGACGCCAACCTGTGTTCAATTTCCTGCAGCTGCTCGGGTCGCCAGATGTAGCACTCTGCGTGTGGGTGCAGGATAGTGAGCCAATGCTCTTGCGCTATCGAGGTCTTGCCCTTGCTGGTTTTAAGTTCTGCGAAGATAAGGCCTTTAATCTTGTGGGCTAGTACGAGGTCTGGAAAGCCTGCAGCGCCTGTGGTGATGTACCTGCCTGTGCGTGTCATTGATGGTTGTGCATGGTGGCAGTCCCAGCCATGTATGTACGCCAGCGCTTTTACTTGCTGTAGAAATGAAGCCTCAGAGATTGGTGTCATAGTCAATTACCATTCTGCCTATGAGTTCTGCTACTTGTGGCACTACAGCGTTTCCGAGTCCTCTAAGTCTGTCCACCCGAGAGGGAATCCCATGAGCCACTCGACCCACGTCGGGTTCAACCGTCCACCATTCCCTGCCTGCATGGCTTTCTTTTCCTCCAGCGTGATTTCGTTGTTCTCGTACTTGTCCTGTATCTGTTGAAACGCCCCCGACCCCCCAGCTAGTTTCCCGTGCGTCGGTGTCGGCCATATTGCTGGAATCTTGCCCTGTGCTTCCCACACTGACTTGCCCAGTATCGCTTGCGCTTCCGCTTCCGTCATCTCCCCAGCTTGTATCTTGGCTCTGTAAGCCCTCACATTCCCTTCCATTGGGCGTGTCACTGCTGTAGGTGTTGGCCACAACCTCACTGCATCCGCTAAGCCCAAACTGTGGCTCGTTTCGCCGTTCTTTGATTTCCTGCGTCCCGTTTCCGTCAGTTCCGCGTCTGAGTGTTCCACTTCTTGTGTTGTCGGTGTTGGCCACATTCTGCGCCCCACTACTGTCTCTAGATTGGGAAATCGCTTCGGGTCGTGCGCTATTTCGGGTGTTATCAGGCTCGCCATTGCTGGGTTGCTGCGTGGTGTCGGCCACATCTGTACTGCATGAGCCAATGAGACTGAGTGCATTAAGCCATCGCTCTGTTGTGAAGATTTGAGATTGTCTGCGTAAATGTCCGAGACTGTTGGCGTAGGCCAATTGCCCGATGGTGTTGGCGCATTGTTCACAGCCGCAACTAAGCCCGGGCGTCTGTTTGCCTTCGGATTGACATTTTTGCTGTCGTCTACTGTTGGGGTAGGCCACGATGATGACACGATCTCTGCGATGCGGCGCACCAACTGAGGCTGCGGAAACAATCTGCCATTCAGCGTCATACCCGATGCTGGCCATTTCCCCGAGTACAACGTTGAGTCCAAGAGAAACGTGTCCTCGCACGTTTTCCAAGATTGCGTATTTAGGTCGTAACTCGCTAATGGCTTCTCTGACCCAAGGCCAAAGATGTCGTGGGTCGTCTGTGCCGTTGCGTTTGCCTGCTGTTGAAAAGGGCTGGCAGGGGTAGCCGCCACATATGATGTCAGGTCGAACAACGTCTCCCCATTTAATTTCTTTGATGTTGCCATGATTGACCACCTCTGGCCAGTGTTTCTTTAATACTTGACAGCCGTACGGGTCTATTTCTGATTGCCATATGACATTCATGCCGGCGCGTTCTAACCCTAGGTCTAATCCACCTATGCCTGAGAACAATGAGCCAACTGTTAGCACTAGAACGGCTCTTCTGGTGTGTCGTACTGTGGCGCTAGCTGTTCGCCTGATTTAAGCGTGTCAATGTAGGCACTGGCTTCTCTTTTAGTCATGGCCTGCAAATTGGCTGGCGGTACTTTGCCCATTGACTTACACACAGCCCTAATCATGTTCTGCTGTTTATCGCTGGCAAGGTTGCTGTTTTCAGTAATTTGCGTGTTGCCCTGCATCCTGACAACTTTTTGCATTTCTTCTCGGCTTGGCTTTTTAGTCCAGTCAGCCCCTAAATACGATGCAGCTGCTAAAACTCGGCCCTGACTAGAAGTACAACAGTTCTCAATTCTGCTAGTGGAATTGACGCCACGATCAGTAAGCAATTCTTCTGCATAGTCCGTGGCGCTTGGTTGGCTGTCGTCTTTGTCAAGCCAGAGCACTGTTTTAACTACGCACCTTTTGCCATCGTCAAAAACGAGCTCTGAATGGATAGCCCCATTCGGATGATCAATCCAAAACTGTTTAATGCGCTCGCTAACTGGTGTGTATTCGTCAAGATTAAAGGCCACAGGCGTAATCCTTTTCTAAGCGGTTAAGTTCAGCGCGCACATACTCAAGATGCTGCAATAGTTTTGACACTTGCTTACGCAAATCGTTTATCTCTACATCTTTGGCGTACATCAAATCTGCCACGTCATCATTGTGCATATATTCACTCATCGTCAGCCAACTTCACTGTGCTGAGATAGTTCAAGCCTTTAGATGGCCCACTGGTATTAAATGACGGGTGCCAAGAGTCGCGCACCTTTTCGGCCAGTGTTGGGATGGCATGAAGCGCACCCACAGCTTCTAACACAAGGCTTGAGTCCTTAAATCGAAGCTCAAGCGCAAGGTTATGACTGAGGTTAGTTAGTTTGGCTATGAGTTCGCCTAGTGATGTTTCCATTGTTTCCTTTGTTATTTTCCTGATGTTGCTCGCCAGTGACCTAAGCCGCCATTGCGATATAAGTGCCCAGCGACCTTGACATTGCATTCTGCATTTAACAATGCCTTGATCACATCTTGTTTCTTACAGACTGCGCGTGTCACAGTAGCCCAAGAGCCTTGAATCTGTAGCAAGCCCACATCTGGGCGGCCTGTGGACTTGCGAACTGGTGACAATGCCCGTTCAGTACAACGACTTTCTCGGTAAGCAATTTTGCTCATCACAGGGACAACCTTGGCAGGGAAATGCCGGGCTAGTAGCCGTTCCCATTGAGGGCATGAATTAGCAGCTGCACTCGCGTGCGCTGGGGTGGATAGGGCAAGGGTAAGCGTTAGTGCCATGAGTTTCTTAATCAACTCTCTCAACTTCTGTAGGCGGCCCCCATGAGTGCCAAGACTCTGCACGTTGGCAGACTTGGGTATAAACAATCAGGCCTGTGGACAAGTCTGTGAATACTTGTACCATCGTTTTCTTATCTTTAGACCTTAGGGCCACATAGCCCCATGTCGGTATCATGGTCTGTTGGCCATCATTTTAAGCCATAGCCAGCATGAGACCCAGCCCATTATGAAACTGTAAATAAATTGGGTGTCGGTCATGCCCAGCCCCTAACCATGTCCATGCCCTTTTGGGTGATGCCACACACAATGCCCTGAGAGCCACTCAGGAGCGCTCTACGGATGCCTAAGTCTTGGATTAGTCCAATGGTGCGTAAGTCACTTCTGCGCTTCCAGTAGCCCTTTATTTCGTGGCCAGCAAGCGCGGCTCGAGCGCCTGCTTCTTCATCG